GGAGTAAACAACCAAGCGCAGCCTTTGGGTCGTGTCGACGCCTTTACACTCTCGCAGAAAATTGAGAAGAAAGCCACGTCTATCCGGTTCCCTGATATGTAGCTGCTCCATAGCTTCGGTTGGTCCGCATTTGACCATCGCTATCCCTTCTTCATACTGCTGCAACGTGAACTCATGGTACACTTCGGCTTTGCCGGCAGAAATACGTACTAGCGAGCGCTCAAGGTCCGCTGGGCCAAGAGCAACCTCCACCGGCTTGTCGTCCCCTTCCTGGGGTGTCAACGACTTGCTGGCTTTGACTGCCTTGGCCTTGCGTTTCTCGAAGGTTTTCCCCGTCTGAGTGACCTGCAACACCGTAAAGGAGCCCCCGGAGGCCCCCTTGATGTTCACCGCAAATCTCTTCAAATCGGCGCCCGCTAACCTCTCAGGTCTCGACCGCAAAGAGGTAAGGAATGCAACGAGAACATCGCCCAAAGACCCGCGGCTTCTAAGCCCGGATATCAGAGCGACCTCCTCGACCTCCCCCCTGTTCAAGCCCCTGCTCAACGCTGCATCAAGTCCCGTCAGAAACGGGGAGCAAGCGTGGTGCGCAAGGGCCTGCAAAGCCGTCCAACAGAAGCCTTTGTAGGCGCTCGAGTGAACGTACAGGGGGTTGACGCTAAGAAGCGCCAGACTTGTCTGTTCGAGTGTAGCCGGAATCCGCGCCATTGGTACCAGCATAACGAAGCAGTGATCTAACGACTGCTCCGCTTTGCGCACCCGAACTCTGTAGATGAAATCTCCAAAACGCAAAACGTCGCCTGACTGCCATTGCCAGACTTCGTGCGTGAACTCCTTCGAAGATACCACCCCTGCTGATTGGTAGGTCGTGCGATACACCAACTTGTTGTCTTCGAAGGTGTACGTGCGATGACCATCCGAACCGCACGGCTTGACGATGTCTAGTGTCCTAATGATCACCGGTTGGCCGATGCAGACTTTGGAGCCCCAGTCCTGGAGGCTCAGGTAAAAATCTACCATATTCATGTAGATCACGTGATTCGACCGCAAATCGTCGCGGTGGTTCACTCCTCTCTCAACGTCTTCATGCCAATACCTCGCCAAGCACGACGCGACGGCCCAGTGCAAATCCTCCTCTTCGCTCCGGGCCACCACGTTTGAACCCCCATCTTCCTCTCCTGACGAATCCTCCTCCTGGTCTTCAGCACATGCGATTTCCGTCGCAAGGTCTCCTACGAGACGATAGCCTACTCTGTCCGGACCGCGTACACTGCGATCAAGAAAGCGTTGGAGTCGGGGCCAAAATTGGTCGACGAGGCGGATGAAATCGTTCTCAACCCTCGGGCGCGGCTCCGATAGCGCGCCCAGGGCCCCAGACAGTAAAGCTTCAATCGAGCGGTAGAACTCGAGAGCCTCGTCGTCCAGTACGAACGTGTGGTCCCACCGTACCATCCCGCATGTGCGCGGGACGATGACCGTCAGCTTGACCCGCACTCCGCCGAGCGCGATATTGACGATATCACCGATGTCCACTGTCTTCCGTACCCGCTGGTTAGAACAGCGGAAGTGTAGTACCCTCCCCTCCAAGCTGACGTTGACGGGTGTTGCACCGTCCCCGTCGAGCTCTTTGAGGCTCCAGACCTCGCGGCCCGGGCTGGGGTATCGTATGTACTCTATGGCCTCCATAACTTCGGCGGCAGAGGACTGATACAAATACGGCAGGCCTCCAGAATGTGCTATGATGTCGAGCACGTCGTGGAGGGCATCTCTCGCGCACACACTCTCTGTGAAGAGGTGGCGCTCAAACTGCCGTTCTACATCGCGGGAGAAAACCAAAAATTCCGAGCGATCAGGAGCTCCATCAGACACTGAGTATCTGAGAGCTGCCATCGCTTTACAACAGGGACGCACCGCGTACGGGTCTCCTGAGGGAGTAACAG